CATCTCCCTGTATGGTTATTGGAGAACTTAAAACAGCAGATGCGGAATCAGTTAACAAATTAAAATATAAATTCCCATCATTAAGATTAAGTATTCTCCATCTTTTCTTATCAACAGGTGCAGAAGTATCATAAAGATAAAGAAGAGAGTTACCTCCTGTAATAGTTGTACCACTACCTAGTGATTGAGGTACAAAGTTATTATCTATATTTCGATATGCCGCATTTGGGATTGCATCTAATCCTGGGACATGCGCGCCACCGTGTAATGGAATAGAACCTACTGGAATAGTTCTAAATACACCAGTTCCATCGAGGAATAGTGCTGAGTTTAAAGGAAATCCACTTAATGTAGTGATATTGACTGGATCTGCTCCCCCTGCCGCGTGTCTACTCGCATGAGCAGGCAAGCGCGCAAGTGGTACAGTTCCTGAAGTTAGTTGACTTGCATTTAATGGTGTTGCACCTAATCCACCTGCAACGAATAATACACCTTCAATTGTAACATTTCCATTACGTTCAAAATTAATTAGTCGAAGTATAAATACTCCACCATCATTCTGAGTTTGAATATTAAGGGAATTACCATCCGATGCAATAGACCAGAATTTCTGATTCGGCCCTCCTGCAATTTCACCAAGCTTGAACTGGGGAATTGATTTAAAAATTAATTGATCTGCAGTAAATGTATTAATTAAGTTAGTCCATGCTACATTAGATAAGGGATCACTACCACCGGGCTGATGGGTTGACGCATGTAATCCTGGTACTCCACCTCCTGTTGGGGGCGTAGCAAATGTCCCATCAGCACGAAGGAAACCACTAGTACCACCGGGATATCCTCCAGTGTGCTTCAATACATTGACACTTAAACGTACATCTGGTACGGTGCCACTAGTTAATTGACTTGCATTTAGTGGTGTGGTGCCCAAACCCGCACAAATCACTTCTCCAATACGAGTAAATGTAATATCTCCGAGTGTAATTGTCTCACCATCGTTAAGTGAGGTGATATGTAAGTTACCTGTTATATCTCCATAATTAACTATCCGCCATTTACGAGAATCGGCGGGAGAGTCAGTTGCTTGAAATGCTAGTACGCTATTTAACCCTAGGATTAAGGTACCGCTACCTATTGTCTGAGCTACAAAGTTATTATTAATGTGTTTCCATGCTGCATTTATTAGTTCATCAATTCCACCTATCTGATGTGTCGCCTGATGCGCGCCCGGTGGTATACTTCCTTCAATATCTGCTGCTGGAATCTTTGGAGCGGAGCCTAGTACACCCGTTCCTGTAGTAACAGTAACATAACCAGAAGCGAGAAGTTTAGTCTCCTGCGCGCGTGGGAGATAATCACTGGGTAAATGTGGCGATGGTATCTTCGAGCGCGCATCATCTAAATTCTGGACAATGAATGAAGTATCACCCGCTCCGGCTACTTCAATGATCTTATCTTCAATGATAATGTAGATACCAGGAGTTAATTCCTCTGGTGGACCTTTACCATGCAGACTTCCACGTCCTAGAACTTTAGAGGGATTTATAACATCAATGATATCGATAGTTTCTTCGATTTCCTCGATGCTCTCCTGTATTTTATCTAATTCTTTATTAATCTTATTGATTACGTTTTCTGTCTTATCTACAATCGACGCAATCTGCTCAGTTATCTGACTATTAGATTGAGTTAATCGATCAATTAACTGTTCGATAGTCTGATATAGAGAATTATCGGAAGTCTTAGACTGGGCTAAGATATCCTTCAAATCCGCGAACTGCGGTGGCTTCTTAGGTGGTCGGAATGGCATACTACGAACCCGGATAGCTGCTGAATACTTCCTTCGAGAAGATCACAATTCGATTAATCCGAAACTTCTCGTTCATTCCGGTAGTTCTGATCTCGAATGATGCGCGCTGCTCCATGAAGTTCACTATGCGCGTCGGTATGATACGCGCCTGTGGTGCTAAGGTGAATGGAACTAAATCCTTAGATTTCACATCATCGAGTGAATAGACCGTCATTCGGAGTTGCGCACCTGAACTACCAGTGACCCGAATGCGAATAGACGCGAAATGACTAATCGACTCACCTGAACTGACTTCGCTTAATGCTGCTCCTTTTGGCATCTTATTCTCCTATTAGAGCAGTCTTAATCGTAGGATCGGGAATCTTCAACTCTACTGGTGTAGTGGTTCCCGTGCGAGCATAATAACTATCATGCCATTCGGACTTATTGGGATTGAGGAAGTAGATTCCTCCGATACTCGGACCTGATGGTGGCGGCGGAGGAGGAGGAGGTGGTGGTGGAGGATTAATTGGTGGTTCATATGGGTCTTCACCAACTCTAGGAGATATAAGTATCTCTACGGGGAGTTGGGAGATTTTCAGAATATCGGTCTGAAATACCTCTAAAATCCATGTCCCAGTATAGACAACCTGAATGACTGGTTGTCTGTATTCCCCCGGATATGCCTTCGCAATAACTCCAAGAGTATTATACCAATTGAACCCCGCGCCCCACTTCCATAGATAGACTTCTTCTATCCTTAGTGTGGTTTCATCTCCAGGGTTATAACCCGTTATGAGAGATTCAACACTAAATCCAGATGAATCTAATGTAAGTGTAGTCCCGGTATGAACTCCCAACGGGTCAACATATGCTGCATAGGTTGCATGGGCTTGCACAGAACTAGCAGGAACGATCTGCTTCTTAATCCCCTGATTCTGTGTAAATCCATACAATATGATGCTATGGTATAGAGTCCTGTCCGGAACCGGAGTAGTCGGATAATTGAGTGGTACTGTAGCTCGGTCCTCTACTTGAAAGTAAGTATCTAGAATTGCATACTTTCCTACGAGTTCATTAGGTGGACATTGAAATTCGGCGGTTCTCGGACGCGCACCATCGACTTCAACAGTTGGAATTAGATAAGTTGAACATGGGACTCGTTGTAATTGAATTGGATCGGTTCTATACACCAGAAATGATACGTCAGGTGCTTCAGTCCACTCGAAGTTATCATGCCAGAAATCATTCGGAATAGTTGCTGCAGAGTTGAACAGATCTCCTGGTCTGCGTAGATGTGATATCCACAATGGTGGTTTAGCCGGATTGGGATACGACCATAGTAGTCTATTAGCATCGACTTCTGCTTGGGTTAAGGCATAGTTATATATCTTAAGACTGGCTATACCCATTCCTCCATTGAATTCTAGTCTGAACTCATCGAATAGGAAGTTCAGATGTACATTATGAGGAAATCCACCTGGTCCCGTAACTGGAATAATTACAGGAGGCGATGCGACTCCCTCTCCAGGTTCTTTAGTGACATATACCGTGTGCGTATCACCTGATCTTACGTAACATAGATACATCCATGCGTGGAGTGCTGTGTTACCGAGGCGAATCTCAGTAAAATCACCCTTACCTTCACTATATTCCCAATAAATATCATTACCACCCCTCGTTGTATCAGCATTAAATCCCCAATACGCGGGATTGGTTCCGGGTCCGGTATATTTTAAGAATTTAATCGATTCATCAGCAGATAGGCGAATCCAAAATGAAATAGTGAAATCCGGTGTTGATATTGGAGGATTTGCATCGGGATAAGTGATAAAATCAGGGAATTGTACTCCCAAATACGTAGTTGCACCTACATTAGTCCGATGATCCTCATTTCGGAACCTTAATACGAATTCACCAATGTTTGGGCCTGGTTGGATAGCCATTATTCCTCCGGATCTTTCTCTTCTTGCACACCAACAAGCACCACATTAGCCAAAACCAAGCAAAGAGATGTGATTTTTACATCAAATATCCATTTCGCCCATCTAATTTCCTTTGCATCAAGTCCATTTGAGTAATTTGCATGAAGTATAAGGTGTCGATTGGGCTGTGGAATCGTAATCCAAATCTTCTTGTCCAAACTATTGTTAATAACCTGAATTTGATCGAAGTAATTCTTGTCCAATCCCATCCAAAAGTCTTCAATTTTCCAACTTAGTTCGGGACGCGCATAAGTCCCATTAAATAGCATGAGGCCAGACCAATCAGCAATGAGTAGGAAATCAATATTAACACCACCACTGTCCAATACTGTACCGATACCGTGTACCGGCGCTCCAACACCCTGGTCAAGTTGTTCTTCTTGCCATGTAGCGGGTTCATCTTGATTATCCGAATAGGAATAAGTGCGTGTCTTCTTGAACAGATACAGCACGTCACGAAACTCTTGCGCGTTCGTGAGTGGATTTCCATCTAATGGTGCGATAATCAGTCCATCTACCTTAGAAATAGCTTCGGGCTCACCCGCCGCACTCACACGCGCAACGGATCGGTTATCGGTTATCCCCTGTGGCAGATCTTGTAGTGTTTCTGCTGTACCATATTCGCCCACACCGACCATACGCGAATGGTATGTAGTCAAATTAACACAAGCAGGAATCTCACTAAAGTTATCAACAAGATGAGAAGCGTCTGCCAGTAGATCCACGTCGTAATAACTAACCAGCAGATCATTAGCAGCATTGTCCTTGTTATCAAGGGTAGCTTCGGGGATGAAGTAAAGTTGGTATCCACGATCATCCCCGTTATAATTCGTAATAGCCCTACTCGACACCAGATGCCGTTTAACTACAGCGGGATCTGATGACTTAGGAATACCCGAAATATAAATAGCCTTAGTCGGATCGACATACGTCTGGACCGCCATTACTTCGGGTCCGGGTGCAGTCAAGAAACCCGTATCAGTCTCATAGACCACACCGACGATGTGTAATCCAATATCACAGTAGCCTATTTGCATCGTATTCTGCGCGGACATGCCTCCCGATGTAGCATTCGGTGATCCCCCTTCATCACGAGAGAACGTCTCAGTAAGTGGTGGTCCACCCTCTACTTCTTCTGTGACGAAATCTTCATCGGAAAAGTCCACCAACGTAGCAGTAGATGTGTTATCTGGAACATCTTTAATGAAATAAAATGTATAATTCGTAACTAGTTCAGCATTCCAATTGTTCGGGTCGATTGCTCTAGTAGCCCATATCGTTCTACTCTCGGTTCCATCCGGTCCAATAGGTAGATTGTCTACCGCCGCTTGCTGGTCACCGAGTGCGAATAGAATCGGAAGTACAGATGGACCTAATCCCTGTGATGAATGTCCAAATGTAACAGCAAATATATGGATACCCGCTGTAATTCTACCTTCCTGATTGACTCCGTAGACTACAGCACTTGTATCATCATCGTTAGTGGGAGGAAACCCCGCAGCTTTACGTGCGGGCTGACCATCTCCCTTGTAGACATGAATAAATCTATTTGGTAGTCCGAGTTGAAGTCGCTGACCATTAGAGTCCTGATATGATTTGAATGGAGTGATGTATGCGCGTCCGTTATACGCAACAAATCCGAAGTCCTCCATTTCAGGATCTTCAAATATCACACCAGATATGTTACTTCTCGTAACGACATGATGGATTTTCCCTCCCTCCAACAGAACCAGGAGGGACTGACCAGTTTGCATTACATAGTTGTGGATTCGCATTACCCTCCCTGTCCATGTTGACGGGAGCCACTTATCGAGCGGATCACGTGTTTCTACTCCAGAGTTAAAATATTGGACGTTCTCCGCTGTAATGAAATGATCTGATGGACAGGATTCAGCATCTCCCCTTGCCCACCAACCATTAAACTGTTCTATTACTAGGGGATCGTGTCCACGTAATCCGGGCATTATCGGCCCCCTCGCATCTTCCAACCAGCCCTAAATGGTCTATGTCTAGTTACGATGTGGTGCTTACCTTTATTTTGAATCGATTCCATTCGCTCCAGTGCTTCGTCAGCTTCCTGTTCGAGTATTGCTGCGCGCTGCTCATTCTCTCCGATAAAGCGCGCACACAATGAAGCAGTCTTAAATGACAGATAGGAAATCGAAGTGGACAGATGGATGATTGAATTCTCATCATCTGCATGAAGTAGATTGGTTCGAACGTACTGTAATACGATTTCTCGTTCCGTCCTAGCACCGTTATTATTGAACTTGATTCGTAGCTCTTCCCATGCCCAGTACAGGAGCGCATCCTGAGCAGGCTCGAATCCAATGAATTCCCTCTTAGTCATAGGAACGAGAGGATCTGTTGATCCGTATAGTCGTTCCGATATTCCCTGAACTTCAACTAGATCGGGAGGATATATCGGTGCCTCTTCTATTGTGTAAGATAGTCGATTGACTCCAATCGGCACCCTAATGGAACCAGAGGTAGAATTGGAGATTGGGGAATGGTTGTCATTCATGTTCTCAACTAATTGATCTATCGCCATGTTCAAATAGATTAGTTGAGCAGCATAGGTATAGTCGGTCTTAGCAGGATCGTTCATTAATGCCGCTACACGATCCATCACTTCTCCGGCGGTTATTGTAGTGGGCATTTGAACTTCCTACTGAGCGAACGATAGATTCAGTTTCTTTGCCAGTTCGGGATCTGCAATAGCCTTACACGTCTGGCAGATTGGGAACTGAGAGTTACGCAACGAACCACACGCGACACACCGAACCAATTCAGCCATTTGAATATCACTAAGCCATGGTTTACCTGTGATATTCAATTCCCTACACGCCATTCGAGCATCTTCGCTGATACTCAATGGATTACCATTACTACGCGACCATAGGATATCCGCCATCGTGACGAGTGCAAGATACCATTTTTTCTGTCTGGCAATATTTTGCGCCAATACGGCGGGATGTTCCTTCTTCAATTGATCTACCGTGTATTCACCGGGAATATAGAAGATTCCGGGCATCTGATCTTCCATATTACAGGCCAGAAGTCCATTACAGTAGTCTTTAACAATCGAATCCGCTACCTGAATCGAACTCACCGGAATTTCGAGTAGTGGCTGATTCTCATCGATTTCTCTCCACCAGCTACTTGTTCCCACTACCAGTAGAGAAGGAGCATCTGGTCTACCGGGAGCTAATTCAAATAGACCGGGCTGAATTGTAGGTTTCCTCTCCGAGATGTGCTTCGGAAGAATACTCACAATAGTACTTTTATCCATTGGATTGATAGGCGCACGAATAGTACGTCGATGCGCGTTCTGCTGCAATCCAGGGAATTCACCTACTTGTGACATTACTCTGACTCCTTCTCTCTAGCATAATTCTGAGGGACTACAATACCCTCGCCTACAGATGGGAAAGTCTTACCCATCAATCCTGATTCATCTCCGAATAGTTCTTCCTGAATCTTATCTACTCTCTGTGTCCTACCTTCTGGTGTCGTATTCTCTTCGCTGTCCACGTACTTACGTAGACCTCTCTTACCCATTGCAGCGTATACCGTATCGATTACGAACTTTGTGGGTTCCCAAACTGGTGGGAGAGCTTCTCCATAACTAGTCTGGTATACCCACAAAGGTTCGTACGATAGTTTCGATGTCGGTAGATCTTCCGCATTCACTTCTGGAACGATTACCAGACGTTCAAGGACGTATCTATCCTTAATGTAAGAGTATTTCTTGACTTCTCTTACTTCGGGATGGAGGAGTTGAAGTCCTTCATCCGTAAATTCCACCTTACGCTTCTCTAGTTGATCATTTGACCACACGATACGGAACATCGGCTGTCCCGTAACTGTATCTACACCGAAATGATCTACTAGGCGCGCATTCAGGACTTCAACTCTCTCCATTAAAGTGCTCCGGTACCAGCTTCGTACAACTTATTGACCGTAGGACTATCCAGAGCGAACGGCCAAATAGCTAATTCATCCAATGCGCCCTGCCAAAATTCGTTATTCTTTCCATCCCACGCAATCGATCCTTTTGGACCAATGCTACCACGACCAGCTACGAAAACTGTAGCATCGTACTTACCATCGATGTACATTACACAGGTGGCTCCAAAGAATACGAGTGCAATATGGTGCCATTCTCCATCATTTACTAACCCGATACCACTGCTGATACTAAGATCAGTAGATACGAGAATTTTACCAGCATTTGTGCCCAGATATACATGACTATTTGTAGCTTCTCCTTCCATTCTTCGTGTTGAGAAGATTGGTTGTTGTGCTGCACTTGATGTCTTAACCCACACCGTCATGCTGGCGCCAATCGGCGGTAGGGGTACATCAACTAAAATCTTACCAGTGATTCCATCAAATCCGTAAGCCTTAGAGAATGGAATCGCACCGGGAAAATTCTGAGTTACGCCTCCGCTAATTGTACCATGTCCCGGTCCAGCAGAATCGTAAGCAATATTACCAGATGCCTCTTCAAACTTCCACAAATTAACCGCACCCGCAGCAGTTTCACCCGCGCCTGCGACAACAATCCAATACTTGTAAAACTTTGAGTAGATCATCATTGTAGTTTTATACAATGATAGTTGTACGGGAAGGAAACGAAACGTAGCACCTTCTCTAAGGCCCGTACTAATATTACCACCCACACCAAGAATCACAGCAGAATTACATGTCAACATTAGTAGCTGACCCTGCTCAGTTCCCATTCCTGGATTAATGGTAAGAATGGTTCCGGGACCATTAAGATGTACCACATCCGTCTTCACGGTAATGGTAGAAGCTGTATTTACCACACTTTCGGTTATCTTACTAATTGATCCAGGAATCATTTCATTTTCCTTTCTAGAGAGTCCACTTAGTCAGTTTGGGATTATAAATCAATCGAACTCCGCTAGTTGTGGTCAGATTCGTTGCAATACCACCCAAATTGATATTCCCAGCTTCCGAAACAGCAATGGTTCCCGAAGTACTATAGAGCAACACTCCCTGAGGAATGTTACCACCAAGTCCCGGAACTAGATTCGTAACCGGAACTACGCCAGAAACTCTCATGATATCCGCTGTGACTCGAATCGTAGTAGCCGATTCGACCGTCTTCTCTGTCATCTTGCCGACTGTACCTGGTATCATCTCTCCTCCTCCAACCATGAGATGAACTAACAATAAAAAGGGTGAACCACACTACAACATATGAACTTGAGTAAGGTCCATACGCCTCCAGCAGTGCGATTCACCCTTAAATCGACGAACTAGACCGGAATGTACTTCTGCGTGTTCGGATTGTACACGAGCAGCATTACCATTCCGACCACACTAGCCTTCACGGTCTTGACGTTACCCGCAGCCGAAACACCCGCAGTACCAGCGAACTCAATCGCTAGCATGTGTCCATGCGGCACGGGCGGATTGATCGTATCGACGGCCACATTACCCGTCAATACCGTCAAGAATGAGGTGGGTGAAATAATGGATGCACTCGCGATAGTAACGGGTGCAACATTATTCACGGGCGAGATCGCGGCCCAATCAGATGCGACAATAGCCATATTGTTCTCCTATTTCCTTCCTATGACTAGTATCCGACTGGAATAGCCAGCGAATCGATGTAGCTACATGCAGCGGGATTACTCACGAACGTCTGCATCCCGACTACCATGTAGAAGATTTCCGCCGCAGCCACACCACCAGACGATCCACGAATCTCAAAAATCTTCCTTCCATCGGTAGTATAGAATCCGATGGGAAGAATCTCACCACGTCCCCACACTTCATCGACTACAAAGTCGATACGTGTCTTATCCCACGAATAGGATGGAGTAACAGGCGCACCCGCCAACTGCATATTGCTCCCACCGAAGTACATGTTGAGAGCTTCTTCTTTGGCAGCCTTATGAATGATCGAAACTAGCTGTCCGATCTCTTCATACGCCTGCTGCTGACAAGGATGACACCACGCACGCGGACTGAAATTATTATCAATCCCCACGCGATTACCAATCTTATTCACAGCGAGACGAGGCAGAGGAAGGGTAAGACCGACATTGCCTCCATTGACTCGATTAGCACGAATCTCAGGAGTCGTTGCGCGGCTGAATCCGAGCCACGTTCCCGAACTTGCATTGGAATGATGATAAGGCACACCAAACAATGCGGGCATTGATGCAGGCGCAGTCAGACCTGCAGTGACGATACGATCCGTACCGATAACACCATTGATACGTGGCGAAAGATGAATGGTCTTATTTTCCGCATCGTAGAAAATAATATTTGCTTCACCCTTCTTGGTCGTCAGTGCAGTATCCCACACCTGGACCGTCTGACCATACCGCATCAGACGAACACCGAATCCATCAGTATTCAGGAGAAGAATATTGCTGACACCAGCCACGCCGGTATCCGATGTAACCACACCGATTACACCATCACCGACCTGCATCAACTGCGAATCCAACTGACGACGCAGTTCATCCAATGCAGTTGCAGTCAATCGACGTACACTATTGACCACAGCCTTACGCGCATCGTCAGTAGCCCACTGAGTCAGCTTGGTGTATTCGATATTCTCACTCAAGAATACCGAATTGAGCACCGCCTTATCGAACGTGGGACCACCACCGCGACCCAGATCACCACCATCTGGATTGAAGTACTGGAATGAGCCACCGGGCCTCAATTCCAGAGGAACGCGCATCTGACGATGTGAGATCTTCTCCACATCACGCTTCTTGATGTTCGCGTAGAACTTATCGTCACGCTCAAACAGGACGCGCACTTTCGGAATCACTCGTTCCAATTCAAGTGCTGCTACCTGTGTTTCAACTACAGCCATTCTCCACTTCCTTCTTTACTATCAGTCCTTCATTAGAACATCTAATGTGGACATACCCCGTGGAATATCCTTTGCTGACTTCAATTTTCCACTAGATGGGGAAGTGGATCTCCCAGGTGTAATTGGACCTCTTTTATCAGAGGTCTTTGTTTCCAAAATATCCGTATCGTCGTCACTTTCACTTACTTTCCTACCCTTTAGAGCTTCATTTCTGGCCTTTTTAATCACTGTAGGCAACAGTGTCTTTGCTTTACTCAGGTAGGCTGACTTAATACGGTCTGTAGATTCCTTGTCGAAGTTCTTCTCTGCCGCCTTCTCCCACAATCTGTCCAATAGACCACGGAAGCGCGTATCCTTCGATATAAGACCCTCTAATGTCTCCAATGCCTCACGTGTAGCGTGGGTCTTAACGAAATCCGTCATACTTCCACGAGGGTCTATGTGCGAATCTATCGTAGACATCAGCACATTATCCGCTCGTGTCTGTAGATCTTCCTTAACCGACTCGAACTGTTGATAGAACTGTTGGTGTTGATGTTGTTGCGCCTGTTGTGCCCTACTCTGCTCAGTAGGATCAATTTGCCTGCTCATAGGCTTCGGAGGCGTAAAGTTCTGACTTCCGAATACGAATTGATTCAACACGTTAGCTGCGGCTTGAAGTGGTGCGCCCTGATCTCCGAGTGCGCGTCCTTCCTTCACCATCGTAATAATAGTATCTTTAATTACATTACCTAGAACATTATAGTATGCGGCTTGATCGACCTTCCTCAGTGTGGGGAGGTAGTTATCCGCAATCTTGTAGAATGCTTCTGGATCTTCCTGTTTCGCAGCAGTCAGCACAGAGGTAATGTCACCACTCATTACCTGCTGGTCTAGATTATCCAACACACGCGCCTTCTCTGCACTCGTGCGCGCTTCTTGAATCGTAGGATACAGTTCGGTAAACTGCTGTTCTCTATAATATGCCTTTTCGAGATATGGAAAATCCTTGAATAGCTTCGGATACTTAGCTAGAATTTCCCTTCTGCGAACTGGAGTCATTAACTCCAGATCTTCTTCAGACGGTCCTTTTAGCTCTTCTTCAAGTTCTTCTAGTTCATCCTTTACTTTTTCTTCGTCTTCCTCTTCTTCTTCGCCGGATTTCCCTTCTTTTGCATCCTTTTTATCTCCTACATCAGTTAGATCTAATGGTTCTTCTTCGGGTTCATCTGGTTCATTCAGAAGTTCAAGTGTCTCTAAATTATCGTCATTACCACCACCCGTAGCATCATCAATCGCATAGAATGGTTCAATACTGAAATTACTGAATAGTCGGTGCATTTTGTCCCTCGTTCATTTGTTCTCCTGCTTGCTCAGGAGGTTGTTCTGGGGGTGCCTCTTGTCCCTGCATTGGAGGCATTTGTTGCATCATCTGCTGCTGCATCTGTTCCTGCATTAACAGATCCTTGTGCATTTTCATGTGCAGGAGTACGTTCTCATATCCTAGCGGATTCTCAGTTTTACACAGTCTACCCGCATCACCTACCAACCATCGACGACACACATCACCTTCCAACTGATGGTCATCCACATCTAGATTCGCCTCTACACTGGGTAGTCGCGTAGGAGGCGGAGGTGGCATACCCCGCATCATCGCTTGTTGCATCATCATCGGATCAGGCGGTATCTCAATTGGTTCACTATTGATCAACTGTTGAATCTCTTCAATCTGCTTATTTCGATCGTCCTCACCAGGAATGACATATTCACTCAAACCAATTGCGCGCTTCATGTAGGGCATATTCTCAGGTGACGCGAGTCCCGCGATGATACCCTCATTATTCAGAGCCAGCAGTTCCATGATTACGTCCTTCTGCTGATTCCACGTAATGGGTAGATTTTCGTTCGCTTCTAATTCGACATTACCGATTTTACCTTGAATTTCCGACATGCGAATGAATACATTGACGAAGTTTCCAAATTCATCTTTCTTTACTTGTCTTTCATCGTCCTGCATTTCCTTCATGTACATCGGTATAACCTTACCGAATACATCTTTCCACCACATGGTTAGCATTTTCCACGTAGTTTGCAAACGCTGTAATGCCTGCGCCCGAGACATACTATACTCACTCGCGGTCCTGCTCCCAGACATTTGTCCACCGAACAAACTTGGTAATGCTCCAGATACGACCTGTCCGAGTTCCTGAACCTTCTGAGCGAACGGAAGTACTTCCTGCGATAATGTAGCTGTCTTAACCTCGTAAAATCCGTCAGATAATGACTTACCCGACTTAGGAGTAGCAGGATAAATACCACCAGGGATTACCTCAGCTTCACGATACGACTTAAAGTTAAGGACTTTAGGATCTGCGAATGTCTGCGGTATGCCATGTTCAATCGTCTGAAGTGTAAGGGAGATAAGATCGTTCGTAATGTCCTGAACAGATGTGAGTAGAAGACCAACAGGATCAAAGTGAATATAATCAGAGAGTGGATTGTAAGTAAGAGTCCAACAATCGTCCATTGCCTCATTCTCTGCATGTGCGATAAGATCATTTGCCACACAGACCTTCACTCCGTCAGGATACTTTTTCTTAAGTTCCTTACATTCGTCTTCATTTAATATATTAAAAGCCGATGGTCTAAACCAGCAGTTCCGTACAGTGACATTGTTGATCGGATGTTCACCCCTGTACTGGGGAGAAGTGCGCCCCCACTGCTCATATTGATCGTACGATGCTCCTCCTTTTTGGAGCTTATCTCGGAGGTCTGGATATCGTTCGATGACATTAGCGTAGTGAGTTTCGTAAGAGTATATGAGATAGCTACATTCAGATTGGTTTCGCGCCCACACTGGCACTTTAACGAAAAGTCCACCATACACCTCCATACATACTCTAGTTTTAGGATGCTTAGTGACTCCAATTAGTCGAGTGATGGGAATTGTTTGACTTTCCTTTTGTGGAATCACCATCCTTCCACATGACGCGCATTCCTCATGCTGGAAATTCGGATCATCGGGCATGAACTCATCATCAGGACTAACCATCTGTCTCTGCTGATATTCTGCCATCTCTTCCTGATATTTAGCCTGTTTCTCCTGTTCTTCCATCATTGACTGTTTTGTCACTACTTTATTATTCATTTCAGTCTGACAAAATGGACACGTAGTTACTTGATGTTCCTCATTTATCGTTTCATGTTGCTTAGTTTCATACGTTCCATATGACTCGTCCTCTTTCGGATACGAGTAGCACGCGGTCATTCCTTCGGTGCAGAACACGAACAGAGCATGAATCCACAGCAGAGGCGCATTATTATGCCGAAATACTAGTTCCGCAATCTTATCCCCCGCCTTAGCCGTAGCGATGTCAAGTGTATTATCCGCATCGTCAGGATAACACGTAATCGGAGGAACCGTAACCGATAACGCCGCAATGATGGACTCCAAATATGCACGATAGACATTGACCGGCTTATCGTAGAATCCCTGATCTGTTTCATCTCCGGATGTTCTACCATCATCGGGCGTACGCCAGTCATGTGCAACTTCACTATAATATGTATGCTGAATATTCTCCCATAGGAGTTTCAGCTTACGCCATACTCTTATTTGTCTGTCCCTTACTGCACGGTCTTCGTCATCGAAGTGGTCTACTAAACACTTCAGTAGGCGTTTAGTTTCGTCGTCTAGTTCTTTATGCATCTGATTCTTTCAGTATGCCTTCGCCTGAGCCGCACCACGAGTAAACGCATTACCCAGACCTGTTCTACGTCTACCTACATTCATATCAGCATTCTGGAACTGTTGTGGCTGCTGCATCTGGGGCTGTCCTTGTAGTTGGTCCATATTAGACCGACTACCAGAGCCGCCAAATTGATTCTGCGCATTCTGTAACACAGATCCTAGCGTATTAGACCATCCCGAACCACTCTGACTCGTATTACCCATGAATGAATTGGCCCCACTCTTCACTTTATCCATGATGCTAGCAGATGGTCCAATTCCCTGTGCTATCTTACCTGCACCATATCCTGAAGCAGCTCCTAACCCACCTGCAAGTAGTGAGTCCTTCAATGACCCCCCACTAGCTTTCTTAGAGAGTGCGCCAGTGCCCGCACCAATAGCCATACTCGCCAGTGGACCAACACCAGGAATAAATGATGCAGCTATGGGAGCTATCTTTAGTAGTCCCTTCCCGAGTGCGCTCCAGAAGCCCATATCCGCTACCTACCTAAAAGTTGCGTCAGTGATACCAAAGAATCGAAGGAGCCAGACCACAAGGATGAGAATTACTACGATACGAATAATCAACTTAATCGGAGGACTCATCGGGACATACGTCTCAATGAGGTAAAGACCTACACCGACGATGACTAAACCGATTAGAAGTGTGAGCATCTTCCTGACTCCTATTTAAGGGCGCTATTGAATTCCGCAGCAGTTCCTTGATTTATCTCTAATTCTTTTTCCAGTTCTTTAATTTCTTCAGCTCTTTGTTTTATCAATTGTGCAGTCTTTCGATCCTCTTGTTCCAGCATCTGCTGTCTGACGCGCCACGGCACGTATTGATTACCTATCGATACAGGTTTCGGTTCCTCTGCCGATTGTACTGACAGAGGTTCGGGATTAGCTTTATCCAGAAGTCTATGTAACAGATCCTTACGCTCTCTATTACTCTCATCGAGTTGAGCACGTAGGATCTCACACGCTTCACAATGATTTGGCTCAATCCCGAACCACTTTTCTAGAATCTGTCTGATCATTACTCGACTCTTACCTGCTGTTCTAGCATTTTAGCTGTATTCTCAAATGCTCGAACTAACACATTTACATCGATAGTCAGTGGCCTTACTTGACCACTACGAGCCATACCTGCCATGACGCAATCCGCAATGAAATCAAGTACATCTATTAGATTCACGTCTTCGGGGACGCCATCCGATTCGGTTAAATGATGACGATTCAATTTACGATGCGCGTCCCACCATGTAGTCTGCTTAAATCCAGTCAGGAAGTCACGATGGAATCCGCTAATGTCGTCGATCTTATCCGGATCATGATTGTCCGCAGCTATTTCGAGTCTCTCTTGGAAGTACTCCAATGCCAGACGGACATCATTGATGTGTTGGACAGATGCGCTAAGCAACTGCTGTTTAGTGACCTTAGTATAGTCACACGTTCGCGTATCCGCTACTTCACTTTTTCCAATCGTAATCATGACGGATCTATGACTGAATCCGGATCATTGAACACAACAGCCTTAATAGCCCACATTGCTGTCTGTTCATTCTGTGTGATTGCAATACTGAGATGTCTACTAGGTGGGCAGACTTCCTTCATCAATCGTTCGCCCTCACTGAAGTGCGCACGAAGACGGTTAATCTTATCGAGTCCATCAGTAGACGGCTTATGGTATGCGTATGATTTATCGATTGGCACTTTGTCCTCTCTTTACTCGGTTAACTGAATTCGGTTAATCTCAATGTAACTCGATTAATGACGATAACGCCCGACAGGCTTAATATCTTCAGTCTCTGATTCGACCTTATTCATATTTCTATAGAACGCTGTCCAGTCATTACTCGTGGATAATTGCTGTACGAGTGCTTCTTGCTTTTGTATGCGTTTGAATTCATCATTCGCATCATCGAAGAAACTTTCGGCTGCATCAACCAAGTAACGAAGCCCATCGATTGGGTCATCACCTTCAAATTCTGCGATATCTTCTGCAACCTTATTTCCTTTGGGCTTGTCATATGAGCAGGCTTTAATAGCTTCGACTAGAACCGGACATGCGCCCTCGAATATCTGTAATTTCGGTATGTTAGTCTCTGGTTCTTGTGGAATGAATGAGTTCATGTACGCTTTGTACTCTTGTATTCCACGATTTCGCATGATCCACATTGCGTAATCTTCGTTATAGATGGGTATGTCAGTAGGGTTAACATGCTTCGTCTGCCAGCGTAGGTACTCGTGAATAAGTATCTTCCCAGCGATGCGACTTCCTGGTGTGTTGTTGGAAAGTTCAATAGAAAATCCAAGTTCGTCTTCAATTTGCTGTTGAATAGTATGCTCTTGACCACGATCTTGTCCTGCGGACTTGCAGAACCTGACGAGTCTGGGATTTTCTTTATCAATATATAGTTTAACATGAGGTGCCCACTCAGCTATCTTAGTCTTCACCCACGTTTGCTCTCGATAGATGTAAACACGCTTCGATGGAGAGATCGCAGCGTATCCAATCCACGTCATTGCTCTAAATCCCCAATCTCCGATGACTATGCGCGGCCACCATGAGGGAATTGTAAACTCTGGAATGACGTGTATTGCATTCGCCGGCTCGTCCTCGAACTTCCTGTCCCTAAACTCATCGAATACTTGTCCCTGATACGCGTCCCAATCGCCTAGTAGCTTTGCCTTACGCTCAGCTTCGATCGTAATGCCCATCAATGACTGTTTATAGGACGGATCGATGTGCTTATTATCGTCTAGTGTTGAATGGATGTATATTCGTTTATTTCCCCCGCGTCCAATAATGATCTTACTTCCCTTTGGCGCGGGTTTAATGAAACGCTTGTAAGTCCATGTATGTCCAATACCGCCGGGCATACCAGCGGCTCGTATAATTGCAGGTAATTCAGGAACAGGTGATCGGACGCGCTGGAATCCAATATACAAGTATATCCATTCCGTGATGCTTGTAAGCTCGTCCGGTGTGAACAAGTTAATCTGCATTGAGTCATAGTTATGCACGTCATCTTCATTCTCACAATGACCCAGGAAGATCATTGCGCCCTCGTTCTTTGGGCCGAACTTCGTGGATGTACCTGTACCGAACTGATCCTCTCTAGGGAATGTCCAGCACATTTCAGTCTTATTTAGTGTAGCTCCAAACTTACGATAGAGTTCACGCGATCGTGGAATAATTTCATTCCTCAATTCAGGGAAAGTACGGCGCATAAAGACTTGCTTGAATTTGGGGTGCTCATGCCAACGGTGTATGATACCATAAAGTAGTAGCACGTCACTCTTCCCGCTACCAGCACCGCCTCCATAGAATGCTTCTTTAACCGTAGTTGGAACGGAAAGGAATAACTCTTGTTTTGGCTCAGGTCGCCATTCATTAGGATTGTATGCCATTCGACTTAGTGAACTTAATTACAGTGAATCAATATCCAGCAGGACGACTACTCATCATCCTACGTTTCATTAGCGGATCCATTCCATTTGGCGATGGTCCGATTCCACCTTGCGGTGGCATACCGGGATTCATTCCTCCTCTTTGCATTCCCATAGGAGGAGCGGGCTGCATAGCCGGACCCATCGCCATGCCTAGATCTGGTGGCATCCCTGATGGGAGTCCCATCGCGGCGGTCGGACGCGCATTCTGTCTCTTACTACTCTGACCATATACACCCAACTTAGGCTGCATATCTGGTGTAGCCTGCTTCGGCGCCATCACGATTGGATTCGATGGACCCAATCCACTAAAATGAGACTTTTCGCGAGGCGGTTTACGCACAGGAATCTTACTAGCATCCTTAGTCTTACTTCCACTACTTGATCTGGGCTTAATGCCCATTACAGATGCTAGAGCCGATACATCAAATGGCATATCAAGTGAACCTCTTTTGAGTGAACTTCGATTCGATTCGATTCGCTTCGATTCGATGAATCACGCGCGCTTCAGTGTAACCGTAATAGTTGATGTGGCTCTAATGAATGGTGCGGTTAGTTTAGCTGATCCCTCCACCAGAGCTACGGGAGTACTTGCCGTAAATGCCAACGAACCTGACTGAGTAATCGTAGGAGCAGCGGCTTCAGTGTATAGTGTAACCTGAGCTGTTGGAAGCGCATACACTACATTCGCCACCATCTCAGTAGGTGGACCGATTGGCAAGAGTTGGACAGTCATCTTCTACCTACTTTTTCGTAGGAGTTTGCGCGGATGGAGTGAATTTCGTTTCGGTAGACTTAGGCGATCTCGAAAGAAGTGAACCACCGAGCGGATTGATCACGAATGGAACTGAATTGGATAGAGCACCATTCGCATCCTGTACCATCACAGGAACAGTCGTAGCGACTACCGCAGTACTCATATCTACTTGAGTTGTGAGTTCGGTGGGAGATACTACAATCGTGGGTTCGGGACTACCATTCCAGATGATTGCTGAACCTTCCTCGAATCCACTTCCATTGACATGAAGCGTAAACGAAGGATCACCAAGTGCGGCTGATTCAGGTGTAATGGATTCGATGACTGGAAGAGTCGATGGTTCAGTTGTGAGTAGAGCGATGATCGCTACTTCAGCCTTTTCGGCGAATCGCGTATCGCTACAACACACATCGAGAATCCTTCGGAGCAATGCGCGTTGCTCTACTGTCACCACGAGCGCGGGTGAAGTGAACGTAATTGGATTGAACGCATCCTGATATAGCGGTTGAATTACTGGCATCTCATATCTCCTTGTCTGATGGAATTAGATTAGACGATGCGCACTCAAATCGATTAATCGCAATGAACCAAACTCGGCTAAATGCGCATCATCTAATAAACCGAACTAATCTGATGTGAACTAATCTGATGTGGACTAGTCTGATGTGATGAACTTCAATAGCTTATACGCACTTACGGCTAGTCGATTTATCATTCGATGGAACCACTTCACTGAGAGCGCAGTTAACTTCAATGAAGTGACTTTACTTTAACTTCGATTCGTTTCGGTGAATAGCGATTACTCATTCACCTGAATGACGTCGAATGACTCTTCCTTTTTGAACTGGGGAGCGTAGATGACGAACTGAGGTCCGTTCACCTGATTAGTCTGAATAGATTCGGGTGAGGCGGGCGGCTCAAGATTCCTGATAATGACTGACATATCCTTTGCTATGGTTGACAAGTCCTTCGCATCGGCGTAGTCTAGTTTATCTTGAGTGATTGAACCTAAGGCACTATTAAGCGTTCGGGAAGCGCGCTTGATCGCACGCGACCTACTCTTATTGATGTGCGATAGGATTCCCGACTTCGGCTGATCATACGTTGTCGTGCTGGTAGCGCCCTTTGCGTATGCTGATACGCTACTCGCCGAGATCCCAAACTGGGAAGCAATTTCAAGGGCTGATGCGCGACCATTGATTACAGCCTCCTCTCCTATGATTTTTCGGAGTGCGTCTGGAACATTCATGTCCCCTTCAGATCTACCACGATGAGGCTTCTCTACGATGGAGACTGATGGAACCAGATCTGATGACGGCGCCGGAATGCGCGTCTTTGGATCGGACTTAGATCCATTAGATCCAGTCCTACCAAGCTCGATATCGAAATCAGAATCTGATACTATTCCAATAGGCATGACTTATACCGTGAGCATAGCGAACTAGATCATGTAGTCAGATCAGGGTATCGGACGGAGACTCCCCTCGGAGCGTAGTATTTCATAACTTTTCTGATTTGTCAAGTATTATGTGAAGTCCTACGAGGCTCTTTTAGAGGGGCGTGCGGCGACCCGACCTGAGAGACGGACCCGCCGAAATGCAAGCGGAATGGGGCGTTACGGCCCGAATCGGACCCAAATAGACCCCGAATCGAACCAACCGAAGCAACGGGGGGAGGCACACTATATACTATTGGATCATGATCTGTATATACTGCGAGCGTAGCGAGCATGGGACCCTATTTAGATTATGGTCTGTCAAACATTAGATGATTTGGTATAGTATACATTTCTTCAAATATTAGATGATTTGGATCCCGCCGCCCCGACTCGATGTGTAATTATTACACTACATGGGTATACCCCATACGGCCTACTAAGTATTTAGTACGTAGTGCTTAGTGTTACGTTTATAACACCTCCTGCCCGAGCCGATAGTAACCATGGCAACTGTAACCATGGCAAGTGCCCCGGCGCGGACTACGGTCCAAAGAAAAATGCACCGAACCTGAAAATACTTGGTGCAAACGGGCTGAAGTATGAGACAATCTCTTTGTCGCTGGTTGACGCGACACGGAGCCGAGAGGCAGCCCGAAGCGTAACCACAAAGCGACCCCGTTAGCGTCTGAAGCCCGGCGCCACAAGATGACACCCGAAGTCAGGCGGATTACCTGACCAGACTACACTGGAGACTACAATGGCTGTTGTGAAAAAGACTTACAAGGCGAACGTTGGCACGGCGTGGGGCGGAGCACTCAAGGCGGAACACGCTCCGAAGATTCCTTTCTCGTATGACGTGGACGAGTTCCCCACGTTCGCGGATATGACCGCTGCTGGCGAGTCCCCCTCGGAGAAGCAGATTCTCAAGTTTGTCAATGATGCGCGCAAGAATGCCGCGCGTCAGTCGGCACAGGACGAGACACTCAAGGCGCTGGGTTACGAGAAGCCTAACACCGCGAACGACGACCAGCTTCGCCTGACCATGTTCTACAAAATGCTCCGTCAGAGCAAGCGCACCCACGACGAATCCGTCCAGATGGCTGCCGTTTCGGCCAACGCAGAATGGGCTGAGATTCCTGAAGACGGCGACATCAAGTTCTAGCTGAGGGTTTTACAGGGTGCTCAAGACTCCACATCTTGAGCATCCAACTAAACCCCTCGGCCGTTAACCCGTAACTACACTCAACTGGAGCATCCAAAAATGAAACTCTACAAAGTCAGCTTCACGTTCTGCGACGACTACCGCCCGAAGTCCGAGACGTTCCTGAGCATTTCGCTGACGGTCATGGCGTTTGACCAGTTTGGCGCGTTGCAGCAGGCGTGGACGAAACTGGGCTCGCTGGACTTGCCTGAGCCCGAGTCGTTCAACGCGTCGCGCGTCGAAAAGACCTGCTGACCCCTTCCCCGCCTGGTCCCCCAGAACATCGGGGGACCACACTCCCGCCTGATTCTCCCCTCCCTGATCCCTCTCCATGATCCAGCCTCGTATTGACCTCGGACCATGATCCAGGGCCGTCCAGCACTTCGTGCTGTGCAGAGTGCTGTGCAGAATGCTGTACATTATTATTTGAGTGTGTATGTGTGTGTGTATGTGTGTTCACTCCCCCCACGCGGGGGGACACACTGGCCTTCGACCCCACCGAAAGCACCCCAAACCAAAACATAATAATCCCTCTCCTTTTTTTTTTTTACTCTTTTTTAGGAATATGAAGAAGTATTGTGTGGGTTGGTTGTGTATGGCATGGTCTTTGCCGAGGGGGACTTGACCGGAAGTCGAGTGTGTGGTAGGATCGGGGGGTCGGAAACACACACGCACAAGCACACACAGTGATGGCACGCTCCATGCCCCACATGCCAAGTCCCCGATTTCACTTAACCCTAATTCACTACACAGAAGGAGAATACTATGCCTAAACACACACATAAGTTCATGCGCATTCCGGCGAAGAAGACCAACACATGGACGTGCGTACTATGTCCGTGGTTCGTACATGAGGGGCTATCTCACCTAATCCTATCGAAGGACGGGATATGTTGGAGCTGTGAGGAGCCATTTAGAATGAGCGAAGAGTCAATGAAAGAGGACAAACCACGATGTAGCGAATGTAGAACAGGTCTATCTCAGGACGCAATAACTCAAATACTCAGAGATAAGGGATTACTATAATGTCATACGAGACTAACGTAGCGTGGTGTGCCGGATTCTTTGATGGTGAGGGTCACGTATCGTATCGACGTCAATATGTACGATCCAATGGAAGGGTAGCAGGCACAATACACGCGACCGTTCCACAAAATAGTGAAAACAAAGAGACATTAGAATTCTTTCAATCTGTTGTAAGTATGGGTAGAATTAAAGGACCGTATAAAACCAAGAAAGGAAAAACACAACACGTGCTAGTCTTCGGAGTGAAGGAAGTAATGCCACTTCTCATCATTCTCAAGCCGTATCTAAAGTGCGAGAAGACAACAGATTTCCAACGAGCCATAGCATTATACGAAATGCATGATTCCAAAGCTACACCAGACGATTACGCCAGAACAGCACGATGGAAAAAGAAGAAAGGAATATCTGTATTTAGTTAACCAAAGAAAAAGGCGTCAATCGCTTGGCCCCGAGTCGGCCTACCATACCTAGTGGTAGGTCGGCTCCCCAACCCCTCCATCTTGGGGTTGACACGCCCCCCGCCCCCGATCCAAAATGAGGCTCGACCTGTCACGTCTGGACGAAACTATACTCTAGACCATAGTCCAGACCATCAAGTAAACTGAAACTCCGAAAGGACAGTATCTCATGCGCGTATCAGGCTTCGTCACTCCTACCAATATCGGCACCGCGTCTAGCAGGTTCGCCGGCTGTATCCACCCCTCACGCAATTTCGATATGGTTCTGCTGATGGAAGAGGCAGAACGATTCGATTTCATTGTAGATGTGCGCGGTCCATACCCGACCATGATTAAGGGTATGAAGGCCGCGCAGTATCGTAGTCACCGTGACCTGCTGAATTTCATTTCCATCACTCACGGTGGGACACTCCATCTATCGGGTCAGTTCTAGCCATGCGCACTCTACCAGCAATTAAGTCTAGCTCATTCAGAGTTAGATTCAATCTACGCGAAGTCCATATCATCACTCAGTGGAAGGATGGTTGCATCTACCGCACCCGCTCCCTTGGTATGATTGTGTGTCATGCACCATACGCCGATAGACTTCGTGTAGCTAACCCGAACATCATCATCGGGCCTGTATCCACAGACGTAACCCAATATCTGCATTCCGAAAGGACAGCATAACATGCGTAGATTCTTCTGTGTCAAGTGTAACAAGGTCAAGCGCGTTCAACAGTGGCCTCGTGTGATTGAGCGTATTGAGTCTACTCTACCCGAACAGCGTATAGGCGAGTGTAATCATCACTCTGGTGGATTCTACCTCGAAGCGCCGTCAAAGCGTAGCGTAGTCAATCGTAACGAATCGAAGTCCACTCGAACTAAGAAAGCATCGTAGTCATGACTACACATAACTACATGAAGGCTGGCGAGTGTGAACAATGCGAGTCTATTGGCTCCATTCACTTAGTCCATGGACGTATCTGGCTCTGCCTACCATGCAAAGAGCAGGATGAGCGTGTTCTGGCTGAGTCCATCCGCACTACTAATCAGTCGCGTGAAGCTCAGTCCATGCTACACAATGCGCGTCGCATGGATACGGCGATTGAACTGAAGCAGGATATCTATATGTCGAATATCCCTGCTACAGTTGAACTACGCGCGGCCATTGAAGCTGACGAATCAATTCCCTCGAATCAGAAGCAGTATGCCTACACGAAGGCTACTAATGAGCGCGCACTTCACCTGCAGTCAGTTCTCTTCGAATTAAGGAAAGCCGTTAATGAGAGGGAGAACGAATATAAGTTGTGGGTCACCGAGACTCAGACGAATGCAGCTAAACTGTCCTCAGAACTACGTGAACAGTTTAAGTCTATGGACATCTCATACGCACCTCGCGTAATGAAGCCCACCAAACAACCCACAATCAAGACTGCTAAGACTGGTCCGAAGAAGGATAGTGCGCAGGTAGTGAAGGAAGTCGCAGAGAAGTATGGTCTGATGGCCCCAATGCTCAAAATGACGATGGAAGGTCAGAAGATGAACTCTGCTGAAGAGGCCGCACAATTCCTCATGCGCACTACGGGTCTAGGTAAGGTTACTCAATCGTAGCGTAGGTCATCGTAGCGTAGGTCATCGTAGCGTGATTCACTTAACCGATTGTAATCCGAGAGGACAATCCAAAATGACTACTAACTGTCGTATCTGTATGTTCCCCGAAGGCTGTGATTGCATATGCTCTACATGCATGGAAGAGCGCATGTATCAGCGTATGTTGGCTCAGGGTAAGTCTGACCAAATGCGCGAATACGCCGAGGCGCATGGTATCGAGACTATTGAACTGAATATGACAAAGAATACGCCGTCATATACTGACTTCATTCTGAAGTGGGTGAAGTAAGCCATGACTAGACAAGAGGCGACTCACTTACTCCGAACTGAATTGAACCAACACGGTCTGACGGATTGGTCTGTCCGATTGAATCAGAATCCAGACTCGAAGTTCTTGGGTCTGTGTTCATACAAAGACAAGTGTATCATCTTGTCTGCGCATCACATCGATATACATCCTACTCCGGATGTAATCAATACAATCCGACACGAGATAGCACACGCGCTCGTGGGCGTGGGTCATGCTCATGACGCAGTATGGTCATCGAAGGCTAGGGAAGTAGGCTGCGATAACACGCTGCCGTGTTCTAATCTCTCGCTGTCCCCCGCTATCATTGATGCCATTCGTAGTGGCGCCGATGTAGAGGTAACCTTCGAGGAACAGGTAATCAGGACTCCGAAGTACAACATTACCAGACTACAGGACAAATGCGAACAGTGTGGTAAGGTCGCTAAGACTGCCTCAGAGAAGACCATCATCATTCAGGCAGAGGATAAGCCGGACCTGAAGTACATCACACTGGAGTGTGGTCATATCCTCATTAAGAAAATCCCCAAGGGTACTCCGTTCCACACATTCCAGTCTGGTGGTGATGAATCATGCGCACATGAATGGGTCAAGAACGCCTGTTCATTGTGTGGTCGCTTCAAACCGTATGATTTCCAACTAGACGGAATGAAGTTCGGCGAAGCGGCATTAGCCGTAAACAATGGAGTAGGCATATTCGATGAGATGGGATTAGGTAAGACTATCCAAGCCGGAGGGATAGTCAAGTTCAACCCATCATTGTGGCCTACTCTCTGGATAGTCAAGTCCGGTCTGAAGCATCAATTCGCTATGTTCATTCTCAATTGGCTCGGGAATGAACACATTCCACAGATTATCCACACATCGAAGGATTATCTGGTCCCCGGACTAAAGCACTACATCGTAGGCTACGACATGCTAGTGCAGAAGACGCGCACTCTGAAGTCCGGTAAGGTAGTCACGAGCGGATTTACGCCAGAGTCATTCGAGCCGCTCGGCATCAAGTGTGTCGTATTAGACGAATGTCAACAGATTAAGAATGTTGATTCTAATCGCACTCACGCAGTCCGACGTATCGTGAAGGGCAAGAAGGTCATCGCACTATCAGGGACTCCATGGAAGAATCGTGGTTCAGAACTGTTCCCAGTGTTGAACATGCTGGACTACATGAAGTTCCATTCTGAGGAAGCGTTCCGGCGTCAGTGGGTGGATACCTATTACGAAGGTAAGTACCTGAAAGAAGGTGGAATACGTCAGCCTGCACGATTCAAGGAACACATTAAGGACATCGTGATTCGCCGTGAGCGAACTGAGGTTATGAAGGAACTTCCATTAATTAATCGCACTAAGCTCATGATTCAGATGGACCCTGAAGCTGAGTCAGTCTACGATGATGCGGTAGATGAGTTCGTCAAGTGGTACGAGGAACAAGCCGCAAACATCTCTGGAATGATGATCATTGCGGCCATGCAGAAGATGCGTCATCTAGTCGCACTCGCCAAGATTCCAGCTACTCTGGAATATGTAGATGAGTTCGTAGAAGAGACTGACCGTAAGATGGTAGTATTCGCGCATCACAAGGATGTTCAATTCTTCCTCTACGATGAGTTCCACAAGAGATACTCGAAGGACTTCCCTGTCCTCAAATTAACATCGGATATGTCAGGCGAAGAGAGATTCCATGCTCAGGAGACGTTTAATAAGAGTCCTCGAGCACTACTCGTAGCGAGCACACTAGCAGCGGGTGAGGGACTTAACCTACAGACCTGCGCGGATTGTGTGATGCATGAGCGTCAGTGGAATCCTGCTAATGAGGAACAAGCTGAAGGTAGGTTCATTCGCATCGGTCAAACCGCTACGTCAGTGAACGCAGTCTACGCACACTGCGAGGGACTCACTACCATAGACCCACAACTGGATGTGATTGTGGAACGCAAGAGACTACAATTCCACAATGTAATGAACGATGGTGAATACCAGAGATGGAATGAGGACTCACTAATTAAGGAATTAGTGGATGTCATCATTAGTGCGCACAAGCGTAAGAAGGGTCTAGGTAAGTAATTATGTTCTGGCTCCTTCTCGCTGCGTTCTGGGTCTACTGTTTTAACAAGGAGTAATGAGTTTTTAGAGTGCTCAATTCGATAAGAGTCGAGCACTCAATAAAGCTCATTAATCGAGACTATAAGATGCCAACTACACTACCACGTTCACACTACATCAATCGTGGCGTATGTCCTAACTGTAAGTGCCGTAGTCTAATGGATGGACGCGCGTCATGTGAGGTATGTTACGAAGCTAACCAGAAGTGGATGGCAGAGAATCGTATCAGAAAAGATCACTACAACAAAACACGATACGAGGAACTGAAGTCACTTGGACTATGCGTAACGTGCAAGCTACCGACTGAAGGTAACGTGTATTGCCGGACCTGCACTACTAAACTGGTAGCATACCGCGCACTACACAAGTCACTACACTCTCGTAACCGTTGGTCTAAACGCTAACTAAAGGAGACTATAATGGTAATAAATGAAAATGAACTAATCCTTATTCGTGGTTTGCCCGGTAGTGGTAAGTCCACGATGGCAGGGAAGATTACGCCTAATTACTTCGAGGCTGACCAATTCTTCATGCATAACGGTGTGTATGATTATCAGATGGAAAAGATTGGTGAAGCCCATGCATGGTGCCAAAAGAAAGTTAAACATGCAATGATCTACGGATTCAATCCTGTCGTAGTATCCAATACATTCGTTAAGCGATGGGAGATGGACGCATATCTCGAACTAGCTAGTCAGCACGGGTATCGCATTACAGAAATTACCATGTCCGGTCCTTTACACGCGAATGTGCATGGAGTTCCTGACGAAGTAATCGCTCGTATGCGTAGTCAGTGGGAGAAATAAATGACTAAGGAAACTATACAGCAACTAGCAGAACGAGGCATAGTCCGTAATCCGCATATGTATATCGGAGATGGATTCATGTATTGTCCCAACTGTGAGACATACACCCATCACGATGCATATTCAACTGAAGGTAAATCAGATTGCTACGAAGTCTGCCAAGGCTGTGCATGTTACATTGATTCGTCACAAAGGAGATAAGCAGATGTACGGTATCAACAGATTGAATCCTCACGGTATGAGGTTCATGATTACTCAGCTAGCAGATCGTCCGCATCAGACTGAGATACGCCTACTCACATCAAGGGGATCGAAGCGTATCGTAGTCAATTACTCTGTCGAAATCATTGCTCAGTCATGGTTCGATTGGGTCCATGATGGTCACTTCATTCAGAATGTTTTCGGCTACATGACACCCGATGAAAGGGAGTTCATTAAGACTGGAATCACTAAGGAGGAATGGGATGAAATCTTCTCCCAAGATAACGAACCAATTCAACTAATGCTTCCATTCGATGAAGAGCTAGAAAAGGAGAATAAAAGGAATGTCGGAAACGAATAAGGAACCAATCACTGAACTGTTGGAAGAAATCATTCGACGGTTCATTGACACTAATAACGCTAACATGGCGAACAATACCCTGGTAGCGGAAGTGCTAAATACAATGGCGGATAGGATAGTCGCACTCGAAGCTAAAGTCGAATTTATCCTTACACACTCGTCTGTCGCATCGGATTCAAGTAAGGTCAACTAGTTCGTTCGTTTACACTACAACGGTAGACAATTCCGGAAGGACTACACAATGAAGCTAATCGATACCGCAGAGGCTGGTAAGATTCTCGGAGTTCACTACAATCGTATTAAGTCCCTCATTAAGCAGGGACATCTGAAGGACTACAATCCAGTCGTCGAAGGTAGGAAGAAGCATTACTCGAAGGTCAGTGTGACCGAAGTGAGGGAGTTCAAGAAGAACTTTAAGATTGAGTATAGAACTGTCACTCCGAAGATGCCACGCGCATTCATCAATGGTCACAGTGTGCGCGTTCAATCAGTAAATGCGCGTCCGTCACTGAATGACCAGACGATACCGACGCCACCGACATATCTTCCCATCAAAGTAAGAGAAGAACAGAACTACTATCTTCACAATAAAGCGATGGACTACACTGCTGATGCTCTGGATGCCATAGAAGAACTTATACGCGCATTAGAGAAACTGAAATGACTAAGGACCGAATCGTAGACATCGTGTGGGGGCTAGTATTCGTAATCCTACTGATACTAGCCATACTCTACATTCCCATGTGGACACTATCTTAATGGATATCATCACGCCTCCGAAGAAGAATGTAATCTTCGATGCGACTCTCCTGTCATCTCTGGCAGGATGTGGTCGTTTCGTTGACTTGAGATTCAACCACAACTTTATTCAATTAGGAGGTAAATCAAATAGCCTCGAGTGTGGTTCACTCGCACATAAGATACTCGAAGTCTATTACGATCATCAGATTAAGGGATTTCCACGCGCTACGTGCATAGGTCAGGCTCTTACGGCTGGTCGATTGTTCATCAATGGTTGTCCAAGCTGTGCAGATGGAATGAATCCGAAGCCTGAATGTGGACATGAAGCGGGCGCATATCCTGGTGTAAGTAATACACCCGAATTAAGTGAGGGTCACAAGACCGGATGGAGTTTCGTTCTACAGACTATGGAACAGTATTTCGAGTTCTATAAGAACGATGCATTCATTCCCCTCGCATCAGAGCAAGTTCGTGGAGATGTGGTCTACGAGGATGATGAAATTCGTGTCATGTGGAAGGCGAAGTTCGACCTGATCATTGACACGAATCAAATCGGAATAGTGTCAATGGACCATAAGACATTCAAGCAGCGTCGAGAGAAGTCTAAACTCTCGAATCAATTTCTCGGTCATTGTTTCCTCCTAAAGAGTAGAAACGTGATTGTGAATAAAATAGGATGGCAGACTTCACTGAAGTTAGCCGATAGACTGACGCGCGAAGTCGTATCGTATTCAGCCGATGTAATACAAGAGTGGCAGAGTGAGATAGTCCCATACTACGCATACAAGCTACTTCAGTATTCGGAGTCTGAGTACTGGCCTCCGAACTTCACCAAGTGTGATTCCATCTATGGGTCATGCGCATTCAAGCAGGTATGCGAGAGTGACCGTGGTATGCGTGAGGAAGTGTTGCGAAACAATTTCATGATAGGTCCGGTGTGGGACCCATCAAATCGAGATGAGGACTAGTCATGAATACCGAAGACACAATTACTGAAAGAGAGCCGGAAGAACCGAGAGCAAAGAAATGCGAAGTATGCGAATATCCATTACTTCCGTATAATCCCGGTGATACCTCCACATGGCGAACAGATAATTTCTGTTCCGCTAGATGTAAGCGAATCAATAGGAAACCGAAATGAGACTAATCATCTACTGCGAGGAATGCACAATCGAACGAAGGAAAGAAAATAAGTATGCTGTCGTTTCGTTTGAGAATCCGATTGATGCAATCTTTCACATAAATCAATACCAGCACAAGGTAAGGATTGAATTAGAACCAGACTACGAGGACGACTAATGGAAATCGAATACTGCCCAAAGTGTGATGAGGAGACTCCCCATCACGTAGTACATGATCCTGTTTTCGACATTGGAATACAGTGTTCCAAGTGTGACATTGTATGGGAAATAGATTTGGACCTACTCGAAGGAGAGACTGACATGAACGTATTTCACGAGTATCGTCGTAAACAGATTTCGGAACTGCGCGCCTACACTCCCGGCGAAGACATGTCGGGTATTTCAATCTCTGAAGTCGATGCGAAGAACGGCTCACCAAAGGAAGGAGACATGATTGCGCGTAATCCGGTCAACCACAATGATCAGTGGTTGGTGGCGGAGAAGTATTTCAATGATAACTTCGAACCTGTCGAATAGAAGGTGAGCGAAGCGAACCATGCGAATCGATACTATTGAAATCAGACTACTTGATACTGACCAAACGGATGGTAAGATAGCTCACACTATCAGATATGCGGCCGGAACATGGTCAGTTGATGGTGTGATCTATCCTCGCTACCTGACACTGATGGACACTATTAGTAAATTCATGTCAGATGAGCGTCGACATGATAGGGAGCGCGATAAGGGGAAGGACAAGGACGAATAATGCCCACAATGAATGACGTAGACTTCAATGCCCTGTATTGCCTATTCAAAGGCGAGCCGGGCACACGTAAGTCCACTCAAGCACTATCGTTCCCCGGACCACAGTATTGGTTTTCATGGGATAGGAAGATGAATGGTATCTATCTTCCCATGAAGAAATGGGGAATAGATCCGAAAACCATTACATACGATGACTACGAAGATTGGGCAGCTCCGAAGAAGAAGTTAGAGCAGCTTCAATTGAATTGTCCATATAAGACTATCATCATCGATAGCATTACATCGATGGCGGATATGACTCTACGACAGACCATGCGCGTCAAGTATGGTGGCACGAAGAAGAGTGGCGAAGCTAGTGGTAAGCTAGTCGCGGGTATTGCAGTCAATGAAATCGAAGACTACAATGCTGAGTCATCCGCACTCAATGAGCTAATTGCGCTGACAAAGGACATCAACAAGTTCCATAAAGTTAATGTCATCCTTATAGCGCATGTCGTTAAAGCAGAATATCGCGACACGACGAAGAAAACTACGCACATCTCGCGTCAAATCGTGACTGCGGGTAAGAACGTAGCGGCTAAGATTCCGGCATATTGTGGTGAAGTCTATCACTTCAATATTAAGTCCGGATTTAGTCCAGAAGCAGGAGGTGAATACTCTCTACTGACTGAGCACACTGGTGATGACTTCGCACGAAGTGGACTGGGATTGGATAAGGAAATCGTATTCGGGGATAGACCAATTTACGATACTTACATCAAACCAGCCATCACTGGTGTGATGAAAACATCCGAACCAGCTACGAAGTTCTAACCACGTAGTATGAAACACAACAACCAAACACGAACACGACAGAGGACAGACACATGCCAGTAATCAGTTTCAGCGAAGCGGATATGAGCCGGGGTAAGATCGTGGAACCCGCGTGGTACGTAATGACCATCAATAGCATTGGTGATGGTATCCCATCGAAGGATGGTGGATCTACCAACTACAATGTTGAGGGTGTCATCGTACGGAATGCGGATACCGGCGATGAGACATTCAAGGGTACTACCCTTCAGTGGAATTTCAATAGCAAAGCACTGGGCTTCGCTAAGGGATTCCTCGAATCGTTCGGCGTAGGTGTGGAGCTGAATAAGCGATACGAACTCAAGTCTGCCGAAGGTAAGCAGCTTGATGTGTTCGTAGAGAATGACCAGTGGCAGGGACGTGTTGTGAATCGTATTAATCACAAGTATCGTCCTCTGCGCACTGCGTAGTTGTGACGAGGCATCCTAGCCCGCTTATAATAGACTAGGTTGTGTGAATGCTTGTAGCTTGCGGTAAGCACGTAAAATGACGGAAGCTACACCTTTTAGTAATACAAACAAGTCACGGCTACACTATAGCTAGCCCAACTGGAGAGTGTGTGATGATGTACTACATGAACGAGATGGATTCGGATATGGTAGAAGATGTCGATGATGGTAAGGTTCCTATCGATATCGATCCAGATGATGATGATGTCGAAGATGATCTCGAAGACGAAGTCGAAGACGAAGAAGATGACTTCGAGGACGAGGACGATCCTGAAGACGAGGACGAGGAAGAACTCGAAAAAGATGAAGATTCATTAGATGACCCGAAGGAAGATTCAGAAATTACTGGTACCTCTGAGTAGTTTCAACTAGACAGAGCACATATCCCAGTATAAGTTGGACACCTGACGGAAGTCTAATGATAGGGGACACGCGCAACACTGTAGCCATCCAGATTACGTGCGTGTCCCCGTTTTTAGTTTAGACTAACCTAACTAGCTCTACAACAGAGGAGATATGACCGATACTAAAACGACGGATAAACAACAAGCGAATGTAATTACGGGTAAGATCATTAAGGTTCACAAAGAGGGATACGGGTTCATTTCGAGTAAGGAGATTCCGTTCACTCGTATCTTTTTCCATTGGACCGCACTTAGACAGGATACACTGACATTCCCCGAATTAACTACAGGAATGATAGTTGAATTCGTCCCATTCAAACTTCCTGATAAGGGGTATCGAGCGTATCACGTTAAGGTAGTTGAAAAAAAGGAAGAGCATGAAGTGCCCATACTGCTCGAACGACTCGCTCAGCTTGATTGAGAAGATAGTCGGTAATACGTACCTGTGTGGAGTCTGTTCCAAACTATTCAGATATGAGACTACGAATGACGACGAGCGCAAAGGTGCTGATGATAGCCGAACTATTAAAGATAAGGATACCAGGTCTAAGCAATTTAGACGCGATTGAGATTGCGTATGAGGTGTTGGAGGTATTGAGAAATGAATGAGACTAAATTCAAACCAAATGATTATGTCCGAATGAAAGTTGGATCTGTCTACTACTATGGTCAGATTACTATAGTAAGAAAAGATGGTCATTGTAAAGTCATGTTTCAAGATGAGAACGCACCTGACTATTGGTATTATCCTTCAAATGAACTTGAATTAATGACTCCGGAGGATACGAAAGAAACATAATGAATATCAGCGATTACGTACCGGGAGTCGGAGCAATCGGAGCCAAGTTAATGATACTTGGTGACTCCCCATCTCGTGAAGATGTGAATGCTAAACGACCCTTTACGGGTTCGGTAGGTAGAGAACTAGATAAGCTACTGAGAGAGGCTGGCATATCACGAGCTGCATGTTGGCTCACTAACGTATCGAAGTATCAAGTTCCTACGAACATGGGGAAGAAGAAGCTACCATTTCAGATTCGAGCGCGTGATGCCGGTATCGATGTAGACCAACAATTAGCGGAACTAAGGACTGAAGTCAATGAAGTCAAGCCGAACACTATCCTTGCTCTCAGTGGGACTTCTCTATGGGCACTTTCCGGTAAGACCAAAATTAACGACCTTCGAGGCTCCTTACAGTGGGGAATGGGCACGAAATTTGTGTCTACCTATCATCCCAGGGATCTGCTATTTAGTGCTAACAGTGGAGAAATTCGAGGGTATTGGAATCGTCAAGTAATGATTCACGATATGAAGCGCGCATTCGATGAGAGCTTTAGTCCTGCACTAGAACTACCGCATCGAACGCTTCAGATATGCCGTAATTCAGGTGAACTATTTGAGTTCCTTGAAAAGTATAAAGACTATCGAAAGATGAGTACAGACGTAGAAGCAGGAGGACATGGACTCCCAATATGTATAGGAATCGCATTCACTAAAGGTCATGGAATGACGGTCCCACTATGGAATAGAGATGGTATATCGACTATACCAGACTCAGACATTGGAACTATATGGGCTATGATGGCTCAGACTCTATGGGAGAAAGACATTGTCGGACAAAACTTCAATTACGATCGAGATAAACTACGAAGGCTCGGATTCGCTATCCAACGAATATATTCAGATACATTGCTCAAGGCATTCGCAATTAATCCTGAACTACCGAAACGGTTGGCTTTTCTTACAAGTATATACACCAGAGAGCCATTCTACAAAGATGAGGGTATGTACGAAGGGAGCACTAGAGATCTCCTGCTCGGATGCGCACGAGACGCTTGTGTCACGTATGAAATAGATGAAGCGATGGATGCGGACTTAGAGGAGTTAGGGGTAAGGAAGTTCTATGACAACTTCCTAATGAAGCTACCGGACTTCTATGGAGAAATCGAGAATAATGGATTCGTCGTTAATAGACAGAGACGAAAGGAACTAATCGAAAAGTATGTAGAATGGGATGAAAGACTCCGATTCGAGATGTGGCAGATTGCAGGAGAGGACATTAATGTAGGCTCTCCACTTCAAGTCTCTTCATTTCTATTCGATATATGGAAGTTGCCTAGACGACAAGGAGTAGGTGAAGAGGAATTAACAGCATTACTGAATCTGAAGCATGGAGTTAAGGATGAGGGAATGCGCGCTTGGATCGAGAAATGTCTAGAGAGACGGCGCGTAAAGAAGACTATTAGTACATACTTATCAGCTATACCCGACTACGATGGTAAGATGCGCACCACCTGTTTCATGTGCTTAGAGACGGGTAGGACTAGTACATCGCAGCAGAACCCTCCGATTAGGCCCCTTGTAGATGTCGTAGGCAAGGGTAAAAAAGTAGATATGAAGCCGATGGGAACGGCATTCCAAGTATTCACCAAACATGGGGATATTGGGGCAGATGTCCGTTCAATGTATGAACCCGATCCTGGGTTCTTATTCGTCCAACTAGACTCAAGTCAAGCCGAAGCGCGCGTCGTATTCAATCTGGCGACCGATGAACAGGCATTAAAGGATATAGATGAACATGACTATCACGCACTTACTGCATCGTGGTTTTTCGGCGGCAAGGAAGAGGATTATTCGAAGAAGATACTTGGATATGAATCTCCCATTAGATTCGCAGGGAAGACTCTACGTCATGCGGGCCATCTTGGCGCAGGCCCAAGACGAGCAGCTACAGAACTCAATACTCAAGCACGGAAGTATAAGATTCCACTTAAGATCGATGATTCAATTGCTGAACGTGCGTTGAAGATATTCCACTCACGTCAACCACTAATACAGAGGGTATTCCATCATGAAGTCATCGAATGTCTCAAACGAAATAGACAACTTATTGCACCCCTCCCCTGGGGGATCGATGCAGAACGAGGTGGTGTACGTATATTTTACGAAAGGTGGGGGGATGAGTTATTCCGAGAAGCCCTTGCCTATCTACCCCAACGAGCTGTTACTGATAATACCAAAGCTGCTGGTATTAGAATTAAAAAGCAACGACCAGATGCGAGAATCATTCTCGAAGCGCATGATGCACTTCTTTTTGCTGTACGAAGAGACTCCGTAGACGAGTTCATTCCCATAGCAAAGAAGGAGATGGAGCGTCCTATTAACTTCAGTGCATGTAGCCTACCAAGACGTTTTCTGAAGATACCGTGCGATGTCGAGGTAGGCGAGAACTATCAAGAGTTAAGGAAATACAAGGGAGTATCGGAGCCGATTAAAACGGAGCCAATTGTTCCGATTAAGGTAAGACCATTAACCGTGACTGAACAGTTTGAGGTAACTGATTACGAAGCGCGCGAAAACATGTATGAGGAACGAGAGCGAGCTGCGATGAAATCAATTAAAGATGATGATATTCCTTTCTAGGTTTTCAGATGATAGTTCTGGAAACTTTAGAGACTGGAACAGGGATGACATGGCTGGATAGATTATTATCTCAACACTCCGAATTAGAGTCACCCACCAATTTCTGGAGATGGGCCGGAATAGCCGCCATATCCGCGATTGTGAAAGACAATGTTTGGATGGACCGGCAGATACACAACCTCTATCCGAACATCTACGTGATGCTCCATGCAGATTCGGGCCTAAAGAAAGGGCCACCAATCAGTATGGCGAAACAGTTAGTGCGCGCAGTAAACAACACGCGCATCATCTCGGGTAGGTCGAGTATTCAGGGTATTCTCAAGGAATTAGGAACCGCGCAAACACAGCCGGGAGGTAAAATAAATGCAAAATCCAACGCATTCATCTGCAGCAGCGAGCTTACTTCTTCGATTGTGGAGGATAAAGTTGCTACGGACATTCTTACGGATTTGTACGACAGACAGTACAACATAGGAGAGTGGCGTTCCCTACTGAAGATGGAACAGTTCAATCTTAAAGACCCTACCATCACAATGTTAACCGCAACTAATGAGGCACACTCAAATGACTTCTTCGGTAAAAAGGACATTCACGGGGGTTATTTCGCCCGAACCTTTGTCATTTCTGAGTCCAAAAGAAATAGAGCTAATTCTCTTCTTGTACCTCTCATTAATCCTCCCAAATACTCAGAACTCACAGACTATCTTAAGGAAATCTCCACGCTCACAGGTCCGTTTAGGCCCCTAGCATCACAGACTCAAGATGATGAGTATACGATCCCGCACATTGAACCAGAGTCAGGTGTAACGAATTACTTTAATGAGGCGGGTCTGATATACCAACGATGGTATGACGATTTCATCGATCAGATGCAGACTCAGGACTGGAAAGATGAAACTGGCACAATGAATAGATTCGGCGACTCTGTATTGAAGGTCGCCATGCTTCTATCATTGGCTCGTAGTCCTGAGCTTTACATCGATGCGGATAGCATGAACCTAGCGATTCAATACTGTGAACGTCTAGTGGGTAATGTGAGGGAAATGACTCATGGAAAAAAGGGACTATCGGAAGCGAAGAACATCAAAAACCTGATTATGGCGGAACTATTAGCGCGTGAGACACATCAGATGTCTCGCACAATGTTACTAAAACGAATGTGGGCACACTACAAAGAAGCTCAGGAAATGGATGACATTATGCTGAGTTTCGATCAGGCGGGTATGATTAAAACTGAGACAATCGGGAATCAGATCATCTACGTCATGCCAGAGAACATGGTAACTGAACTCAGGCGACACTACTCAGGGAAGAACCGATGAGTAATGAGATATCAGAGGACTGTAGTACGGGACTACACGAATACTGTACTCCATGCAACTGCATGTGTCACCGTGAGTGCATATGCGCGTTCACTGACCGGATTAAGCGTGAATCAGAACGTGATTGGCTGAAGCGGTGCATGTGTCAAGCACACTGGATGCAGACTAACTACTATCGGGCTAAACTAACCAAAAGGAAGTCGGAGAAATGAGAATACCCCTACCTACACATCAATTCCATGAGCATGAATCAGATGCGAAGGTAGGGGCATCTCCTACTAAGATCAGTGAAGCCGAATGGACGCGCGTTCGGGAGTTCCTATCCAAACCTAACTGGGACTGTCCTGTATGTGGTTGTGTAAACAACTATTACAACAAAGGATGTCCTGCTTGTCTTAAGTACAAGAATCCTAATCAGACAGACTAGTCAAAGAAGTTCGAAATACCCTGTCCTACTTCTTTCGCACGATCCAGCATACCCCCACCTGTGATCGTCCAATCATACTCTTCGGGAACTAGTCTACTCGGAGTCTCTCCCTGAGTATACATCTGAGTTCCTGCTCCGAACATGATTGGTAGCATTAGTCCAATATGTTTAGGATCATCCCCTGTCAGAATTTCATACGCATCCTGAGCAGTCAATGATAGAAATAGTTGAGCAGTCCTATCATAGACATGGAACTTCTGATGCTCGGATGCATTAAGCAAATCGTATGCGAATTTAGTAAGTGGTTCAAGTTTATTAGCTGCTACTCGCTGTAATTGATCCAATTGGGTCTGAGCCTGATACCCCTCACCATATCGATGCCACTGATTATCGGCGGATGATGTGTAACCACCACTAAGCCAAAATCTGTGCATCGCTACGAGAAACGGCTTAAATCCGCCACTAAAGTCCAATCGTCTATTTCCGAATCTCATTACACCAAAGTCAGCACTATCGGGATCCCAACTAACCTCAGCAGCACCACTCATTTCGGCTGCCTTAGCTAATCCGAACCAAAATATTGCGGATGACATAGCTGCCTTCATGTATTGCTTACGTACGAATGGAGGAGCCATAATATAAGTGGATGGATTCAACATGCGCATTCGGGATGCGACTAGTCTAGGTGCGAAGAATATCCTAGTTAATCCTTTTGCCATATGCTCTACATTCAATTCAGCAGCTCTATGTGGTAGAATGTGACCCTTTAACGGAGCCTCTCCTAACGCAGTCTTCATGAAATCTACGATATCCTTAGCAAGGTCCAAATTCTCGTAGGGATTTAAGTTAACTGCTTCCTCGGGTGATACTAGTCTTCTATTACCCGTTAGTGTATCGAACATTCCTACCTTAGTGCTACCGGTATTATGGGCTTCGATTGCCATATTCCTACCAGCATCGAATAGTCCCTGAGTCTGATGGGCCATAATGTAGTTACGCATCGTGGTAAATGCGCGATTCGATCCGCGCACCATACGGCCCCACGAGTTAGCATAAGCGCGCGTAGCTGCACTCTCTGGTATACCGAAGAACTGACCATTCTCTAACCAATTAGATCCATTCTGCTCAGTTCGCTTATTTAGTTTACCCGCCCAATGCTTCAGATCTAATCCTGCTTGTTCAGCAACGGATTTATTGAATTCCATCGTATTAGGATTAAAACTCTTTTGAAATAATGGTAGTTGTTCCAATTCGGCATAAATCGCATTAGCAATATTCTCATCCCATCCACCTTTGATTGATCTTATTAGAGCAGCTCGGTGATGAGGACTGAATATCATCGGAAGTGCATGTTTCAGGGTATACGAATAGTCTCCAATAGTAGTAGCAGCCTTAGATAGACCCAACACTTCATCTACATATGCATTACCCGTTTCTCCTTGTGCGGTATGCTTTTTACTACCCTGCCCCCATCCCCATCCCTTCAGTTTCTCACTTACACGTTCTGCCTCATTAGCAATCATTGGGGCTGATCCCTTTTCACTACCCCATCCACCTAAGTCCCTCATTTCAGGCGGAGTTGCATCCTCCTGATTAAGATAATTCGATATTTCCGCATCTTTCATTGAACCTTCCATACTAGTCTGTTGGGGCTGTCCAGTCTCTCCCCAATTCTCAGTAAGTAGTTGCTGAGCACGCTGATTTGCGATACTATCCAGTCCATTTCGCTGACGTAGTTCATTAATTCCACGTGACCACGGTAGTTCTAATTGTCCCTCCAAGGGATTAGATATATCCAATCGTGGATCTGCCATACCACGAGGTCCAGACGATTCAGGTCCGAATTCCTTCTCACGTTCCCATGCGCGATCTCTCACACTCTGTTGCGGTTTAACAGGTTCTGGAGTACCAGCAATCCTAGCATCATTCAATGCATGAAAACGTTCATTAGCTAGTTCCACCATGTAGCGTGCATAATCAACTGCTTCCGCTCCATGATTCTCTGTAGTCGCCGTAGCCTCCTGATCAGTCCAATATCGAAGTTGCTCCATAGCCTCTTCAGGATTCTTGGAACTATTTAGGTCAGCTAGATCATCGTAATGCTGTCTTTCGATAGCATCTTGGATAGTCATTTCCTCCGATGGTGGCCTATTATTCCAATCCCATCCCTGATGTAATGGACCACCAATAGGAGGCGCATTCTCTGGATTAGGCATTACTCCACGAGATCGGAGTATATTCTCAATCTGGACTCGAACATCAGAAGGTATACTAGGAGAATTTAAGGCCTGTAATAAATCATCACTAGAAAGTGAATCTCGTAATCCTTTTGGTTCAAACGGAGCCACTCTACCAGTAGGTTCGCCTATTCGTGGTCCACTTGTAGGATCTTGACCGAATGGTCCTGTATTACCACCACCACCCCGTGGACCTAACTCATCTGTGGGTGCGTACAATCTACCTGGTATATTCGGGGGATCGGAATAATCTCCACCTGTACCACCTTCATACCCACCACCTAATTGACGTGTGGATGCGCGCTCATATTTAGACTCTGCTAAGTCCTTTAGTTTGCCGATGCCTGAATGAGCCTCTCTAACTTCTTCAGGGATAGGAATATTATGTCTTGATTGGTTAGTTGCCGCTTCATTCCATTGTATTTTTGTTTGCTGATATTCAGCCCTAATACGACGAAGATTATCAACAATCTTTTGGGGGTCGGTTTCAGAATAGATACTTAAGGCCCTTCCTGAATAATCAGGATGAAATTCCACGATATAATTCATCCATTTAGCTGGATCTGTTTCAGTTTGTTCGTTAATAAACTCCCTCGTAATAGGATCCCCCGGTGTTCCGGGCATCGCCTCTTCCCAATTTTCTCTTTTTGAAATTACTCCCTCATCGGGCTGAAATGCTAATTCAGGTATCTCTTCAGTTCCATGAAGGTCTTGTCTTGGAGGTCTTTCATTCCATGTGGGCCTCTTATATCCACCACCACCACTACCACCCATATCGTCAGGAGCAAATGCTGGACCCTGTATCTTCCCACCCGGCGGTATGATAGCTCCGAAGTCAGATCCACCCCTATCACTAGGAGCCTGAAATACTGCAGTACCATCTGGCTTGGTTTCGACTATTTTCCATCCTGCTTCAGCTAGATTAGTACTCTTACGAACGAAATCAGGGTCACTCTGATTTAATGAAATTTGCATACCTGGAGTAACAGTTTGGGCACCTTCAGGTACAGCACCTCTCATTGCCCTCTGCGCGGTTGGTGCCGGAGGTGCTTCAACTGGAGGAGTAGTTCCCTTCCTAATCATTCGTGGACCATTCTTACCCATAGTCCACATTTCAAATCCGGCCCGTTCATAGAAGTCACGTAGTTCACGCGTAAATACGGGCAATTCAATAATATCTGGGAACCCATCTGCTTGCGTCACAGTCGCAGATGCCACTCTAGTCTGCTGTGGAACAGGAGCCTGCTGAACAGAAGCCTGTTGTGGAGCAGTAGGTGGTACTACTGGAGACATCTGCTGAGGAGCAGGCGGCTGCTGAATAGGTGGCTGCTGAATAGGCGGACCTACAGGAGGTCTAAATCCTCGTCTAATTGGAAGATTACCAGTAGAAGCAGGTACATTCTGCATTGGTGCCTGAGGTAGTTCTAATTGCCCTCCCTGAACTAGAGGATCAGGACTACCTAGATCAAGTTCACCCTGTTGAGGGCCATAAGGTCCATATGGTTCATTGGGGGGTAGTACATCCCTCACTTCAGGAGTCTGTGTCCTCAGTCCTCCTAGACCCAAATCACTAGATCTAGAGAAGTATACACGTCCATTCCTTTCACCAATTTCCTCAACTCCATATTGTGCCAAATTACTACGCATTTCGGGAGTATATTGTTCTACTGGTATAGAATTCGCCTCATCCCACATATTGGGATTACTTGCACCGAAGTCTAGCTGAGGTTGTTTAGTTGGTTCAAACAGATCACCTTGAGTAGGTTCGCTGTACGGTCCATATGGTTCCGGCCCTGTGATACGTTGCGCATTCCCCACACCACGAGGAGGAAATGGTAGTTGGGGCTGTTGCATCCCAACACCCATATCAGGAAGATTCATCTGAATCCCTGGTCCCTCAACTTGTGGTACCTGCTGTTGAACTGGTTTAAATGGACTTACAGGAGTGGGTCTAGGATATGGATCAGGTTTCACATCAATTCGACCCAATCCGGTAGGCTGGGAAGGCGCTCTATATCTTGCTGCACCAGCTACAGCCGCACCCATTCCACCACCAACTACTGTACCAACAGCCGTACTACCTGCTAATTCACCAAATGATGGAAGCTCCATCTTACCCGATTGGGCTACATGCATCGGGAAAGTACTAGCAGCATTAACTAGACCGCCTTGACCTGCATTTCTGGCTACATAAGCCATCAATTGTTTGAGTGGCGCACTCGCACCCGGAAACTTACCAATTAGAGGTACAGCACCTGCTAAGGCCTGTATAGTACCTTCAGATAGGCTATATTCGGTACGAATACCCTTGTTAATTTCATAGGTTTGGGCTAGTCCTTCACCAATTGCAGCGCCCAATCCACCTAGTGCGATATTACCTACGATACTAGGTCCACCCAACATACCGAGTCCTACGGCAGGAGCAGTACGCATTGCGCCCGCTGCAATAGTCTCAGGCCATGTAGATTCTCTCTTTATGGTTGGTTCCCACAGTTTTGTAGCAGGTTTTCCAACCTTATCCGGAAAATCATTCGGATCAAGTTGTGCAGGATCAAATGAGAAGGTAGTAGTTGTACCACCCTTAGGCTTATTGGTGGCAGGTGCCTTCTTATCAGGAAAATCAGCAGGATTAAGTTGTGGCATTACTTTGCCTTTGTCTTATCAAGATAGATCTGGATATTTCTCTCTGTTACTTCCAGTTCTGGTTGACTCTGTAACCACGCAATTGCTTCCTGACGCTTGGCCTGATTTTCCGATCTCTGCTTCTCCACTTCTGGAGCTAATTTTAAACCATTCTGAGGTACCGCCATTCCACCAGTATTACCTCTTGAGGAAGTAGTGCGTGTAGTAGCAGTTCCGGCAGATGATGGAGTTCCTCTAAGACTAGGATTAATCATTTGAAGTAATTCATTATATTCATCTACATCTTCTTGTGAATCGGAGAACCATGTTCCAGTTACTTGAGGTTTCTCTTTCAGAACATATTGACCATTTCGTTCATCGATCCACTTTTCAGCTAATGCGGCTATTCTAGGATCTTGACTTTCCACTAATGATCGTAATTTAGTCTGTCTTCTAGTAATCATCTGATTTTCAGACAGATTCTCATCAGGAGTAGGCATCTGTTGAGTTATCCTATTCTGATCTGCCATGATCAGACTACGATTTAGGTCTAATTCACTTCTAAGATGCAGTATATCAGCTTGGGATAGATTCTCAGTTCTAATACCAGTATTTTCTAGTGTTCCGTCTTGTTTATATCTCATTACATAGGCACCATCGAAGTTAAATTTATATCCCTCGGCTTTCCATTGATCTAATCTCAGTCTATCTTGTTGAATCTTAATCTTATCATCTGCCTGTCTTGCACTTTCTTTAAGTCTCTGCTGATCTCTTGAAGCATTGACCATACTACCAAGTAGTTGACGTTCATTAGCATTAGATTGACGTTCCAAATTAGCTGCTTGCTGGGCTGGTTCAATGCTAGACTGCCAATCAGACATTGCCTTAGCATGGGGTGCTCCCAGTACCTCTTCGGCACCCTTAACCCCACCTTTTAGACCTATTCCACTAGCCACTATTGTACGAGCTAGACTAGGTTTACCCCGTTCAGGTTTATTAGCAATTAGATCCGTAAATCGTTTAATATTTTCACTCTCGGGATCATATAAACTTCGAAGTATTTCGATATCTCCTAAGTCTAATGAAGTATCTGGCTTCGATGATGTAGTAAATTGGGGAGCCGAATCGTCTACTCTAGGGATGGTAGATGCTTTAGGCTTATTGATAGTAGATGATTGATTCGGAGAACTCTGTCCGAGTACACTTCGTTTCCGTAACTCTCTAACATCAATAGCCATTATACACCAAACATTCCTGGCCTACGAGCCTGTGGTTGTTGTATACCAAATGTTGGAGACGGGCCAATAGGTGTATTAGAGTTACCCATATTATATCCTGGTTGATATCCCCCACCTATAGGACTTCCAAATTGAGTGTCGATGATTGTATCACCTTGGGGATTTGGAAATACCGTAGGATTATAAGGAGGAGGCATAGGCACATTCACACCACCTGCGCTAGGAACCTTCTGATTTCTATTCTCGAAGTAATCAATCCAAGGATATGCCATATTAGCGATATCATTAATCTTACCCGTAGTGGTATCCAACTGACCGGGCAGATTCTGACCCTGAATGTCATTACCCATCAGATTCATACCGAATTGACCACTTTGACCAGTTCCGCTTAGAATCTGATTACCGAATGTAGATGCCATACCAGGCGTAGCACCATACAATCCAGCCTGTCCCTGCGCGGCGTTCAACTGTCCACCTATCGCATTAGATTGACCTTGAGTAGAGTCTAGTCGACCACCCACAGCACCCATCTGACCTTGTATAGCACCAGCCTGACCCTGTAATCCGGCTAGTCTGCCCTGTTGTTTCATCCCGGCTAGATTAGCTTCCACATTAGTGGCCGCGTCACTACCTGCTTGACCCTGTTCTCGGGCCATTTTAGCTAATGTAGCCGTAGCATTAGGGGAGTAACCACCCTGTAATGCACGCTGTCTACCTACTTCTCTTTCGGCATTACTATATGCGGCTCTAATGGGCGATACACCACGAGAGCGCATACCAGCAATATCTGTAGGTGAATATCCACCTGTTTTGGCGAATTCACCATAACCTGATGGACCCCCTAGAGTACGATATTGGTCCTGAATATCACCATATTTACTCGATACACCACTATAATTACTTGATAAATCCCCAAACTTTTTTGAAACATCACCATAGCGACCCATAATGTCGCCATAGTCTTGGAATCCCTGAGCAGCTCCACGACCATAATTCTGAGCCATCGTATCCAACATCGGATCGACCTGACTCTCGTATCGTTGCTGCTGGTAGTTTCCCTGATTCTGTACCCTACCTCGGGAATCTGATCCAGATCGACCCGGATTAGGACTACCAGAATACGGTCCCTGTGGAGTCTGTCTAGGCTGCTGTCCCTGTGGACGAGGCTGTGCCATACCAGGCGCAGTACTAGAAGCAGTAAACGGAGAAGGCTGACGTTGAAATGCGGCCATTATTCGGGCTCCACAACAGGAGGAAATGCACGTAAACCAACTATTATCGAATTAACGGTAGCTTCCATCCACTCTACTGACCCATCCGGATTTGATTCGAACATTTGGGTAATGTATTTCCAGAACTCTTCTACTTCGGTGTCCGGGCCTAGAAATAGGTCTGTAACACCAAGTATCATCATCATGGATTTAATATGAAAGTTATTGGACTGGTCTCGCTGCACATACAGATTAGGCTGCACACCAACGATTCGCTCTAGTAATGGCTCATCCGGAGGATATGGAACCGTAACTATTTTAAGTGGTTTAATTGGAGGATAGTGATAATTTTCATCTAGATAGAGTTTACTGTCACTTATTAGATGTTTTGGAGCGATATTGTAGTCATGGGTATTAGGATTCGGTTCGTCTACCTGTTTACCATGATCCGTTTCACCTGTTGGAAATACCTCGAATTCATTGATAGTTCCGCCTCCGATTGAAGGGAGTATAGTCTCTACTCTGCACATTCCCAAGAAGTTATTATATGGAGATTCTCCGTTTAAGTTACTGAGATAGAAGTCATCGAATATCGTGTTATCTCCAGGTACAATTCCACGAAGTCTAATACGATTCCATATACAATCACTAGTCTCAGGATCTCTCGTACTGTCACTATGACCCGTATCAGCGCTGGTTAGCCATATCTCGGTTTTTCCATCGACTCGGAATCTAACATCTCCCGAGCCTCTATTTAGGTAAGATCTAAATTCCAGATAATACCATACGCCAATATTAACTACAGTAGTTCCATACCCCATAACCTCGTTATTCTCGCGTCTTACCTGAAATCTCCTAGAGGTAGGATCGACTCGTAATGCGAGAATGCGCAAATCGTTCTCCAATATTTCGATTAACTCAATTCCAGTAGTCGGCACTGCGGGGAAATAAATTGCAAATCCCACCAATACTCCACTTGCGGCTGGTTCATATTTATGCGTCTGGAGAAGAAATCCAGGAGCTATCTTAAGTGAATGCGATCCATTCCTCACGGGAGCTATCGCGGTTACCTGAACTCCCGTAGGTGTAGCTCCAAGATCCCACTTCTTCAGAGCACCGGGATGGCGTCTATTACCGTAATGGTCGAATCCATCCATGAATAGGACAGACATGCTAGACTCCTAATCCCACCAATTGCTTAATCCACGTAGATGCATTCAATTGGTTGTGAATTGCGGGCATATCTCCAATAAAGAATCCCTTAATCGCATCGATTTGTGGCTGCGTTAGGCCCAATTCGATTAGATCCGCATCGGTCCATGATTCGAGTTGAACCTTAAGATCCATAGCCGACTGCGCATGATCGCGTAGGAACGATGCTAGATTACCCGCTGTAACCTGAAGGTCCAACGCAGTAAAAGTCTTACCCGCTTGTACAATTGGCATATATCCCTCTTACTGATTGGCTTGGAACGATATTGTTCCGTAAAGATATGTACCGGTAGCTAACATAGTTCCAATTAATTGGACCATGTTATTATTATTTTGATAATATAGATAAATAAGATGAGAATAGGGATTCACATAACAACACATACTTGGCACAACTGCACCAAGATTCTGCCACAGTACTGATCCGATTGAAGTATAAGGACCATTAATATACGGACAGCCATCTATTAGAACTCCACCACCACCTACCGTACCAAGTGAGGATATTCCAACTCTAAAACTTGCAGTTACTTTCTTACCCGTCTTAATTGCCCATCCCTCCTGGGCACCATAAACTAGACCACTTACACCACCACTGATACTAAAACTAGATATCCACGTCCTTTCTCTGTAATCATCAAAAGTAAAGGTATCATCATCGGGTATAGGTGGATCGAATCGTATTCTTCCCGTTCGAATGGAGGGCGCTTGAACCCATCCATCTCCCTGTATGGTTATTGGAGAACTTAAAACAGCAGATGCGGAATCAGTTAACAAATTAAAATATAAATTCCCATCATTAAGATTAAGTATTCTCCATCTTTTCTTATCAACAGGTGCAG